ATCGTAGACGATCGGGATCGTTTGCTGGGCGGCGCCGGGATCCGTTTTGCCCGTGAACCGGGACAGCTTGCCGCGCTGGGATACTGGGTGCGCAGCGACAGCCAGCGTCAGGGCGTAGCCAGCCGTGCCGTCGCGCTTTTGCTTGCGCGGGGATTTGCGCGACCAGAGATAAACGCGATAGAAATCCTCGCGGCGGAAGAGAACCACGCCAGCCGCGCGGTGGCGGAGCGCTGCGGCGCGCGGTTTCTCGATATGCGCTACGGCTTAATCGTGCTGGAGAGCGGGCCGGTGAACACGGCGATATACCATGTGCATCGTCCCGAGACGTAGGCATAAAAAAAGGGGCTGGCATCACGCCAACCCCTTGTTTGCTATTAACTTTTAGATGTCGCGTTAGCGATAACTTAGTTAAGACGCTTTTATCAAGACCCTATTAACAACAATAAATTATCCTTTAAAACAGTTAGTTAAGCCAATTTCAATTGCACTAACTTGCAGGGTTATGCAACCTTTGCTGTCAAGCTGCTGCCATTAGAGACTACAGAGCTTGGCCCATAATTCATCAGTTTATATATATGGATAGCCACGGTACGCCGAAGCCATTTGAAAACTAATCATTTGTGCTTGAGAGCATTGATGCTTCGTTTTTCTTTAATTCGAGTACTTTTCTATTAAGTGGTAGATAATTAAGAAACCCGAAAAACAAGACTGCCCACACAATAAAAGACACTACTGAAATGCTTATAAACGTCGACCTAGTTTCGTTAGCATATTGGATTCCAATTTTTATCTTTTCTTTTTCTTTTGTATCAACATGCATAAAATAATCACATATTATGGCATAGTTTTTCCCACCGGACTTGACTTCACTAATGTTGTCACAATCAATTACTTTTTTTTTGGATGGATCAAAAACCTCTTCAGTATTTAGATGCATAAAAGACCCATCATCAAATCTATAGGTTGCAAAACCTATTTTATAGCTACTTGCATGCAGCCCTGAAAAAAACATAATAAAAAAAGAAGCTAAAGCAATGCCTAAAACTCCTGCAACATCCCAACGGTTTACTTTTTTACCTATCGTACCAAAGAACCCTGCACCCAAAAAAAATACACCCTTGAACTTTCCTTCACGAACATTGCGTTGTATAAAGAGTGCATCATCAATATTACTGACATTCACCCCACTAATAAATCTGTAAAGCTGAAGATCAAACCATCTATTATTCTCGGCCTCCATAGCCTTATCATCAAACTTTAACCTTATAATTTTTAAAATAAATCTAAAAACGAAGGATACGCCACCTGTTCTGATCACAGCCAAAATAAATATAAATACTCCAAGTATCCACTTGTAGTACTCCATATTAGAGCTATCTATTAGCATGATCATTCCTTTAGTTAAAATTGATTATTGAAGCTATGGGGTTAAACTGCGGCGCCTCTTCTAGATGATCCAGAGTGATGTGCGCTTAGCGCATAATTTCACGAATATTAGCATAATCAAGGATGCGCTGGAAAACTAAAATATTGCCGCCATTTATCATAAATGACTGGTGAAAGTATGCCGTAAAAAAATCAATCTTTTTCTCTTCCGTCAGTGCAATATTCGTGAACGCGATCATCCTCTTATACTCTTGATAGATCGAATGAAATATTTTCTTCTACAATACGCAAACTTCATCATTAAGCCAACGAGGGCTCAAAACAACTCTTTTTTGCTGTCTATGGCTTTAGTGAATGTGGGCTTATGAAGAGAAAGCTGGGAACGATTGAACCGCTCCGCTTCACTCTATCTGACGCTAGTCGCTAAGCATACCTTAACAATCCACGTCAGATGAATTTTGACGTAAGAGTCGCACGTTTCAAGAAGGATTTTTGTCTGGCCATCAATCAGCCCTAACATATCCAGATGCGGTCACCCTCTATAGAGTTGGGAAGCTTCCACTCCCCCAACCAACATAACTCGTTAAATACGGCGTCTAGATGGCGGGCAACCTGGCGCTCTATAAGTGTGAGCTGATGACCCGCATTTACGGCTTTGAACACATTTGCAATGATGGGCTTTATCAGCAAGTTCTACACGCTGACTGCCCTGTCGCGCTATCACGCCACACCACAAACCGGTCATCGCAACCGCAAATGGAACGGTGCCAGTCCCGCTAATACCCAGCACAATCTCGTCCGGCAAAAAATCCTCGCCAAGCCTCATTACGACGCGGCCCTACACTGACATATGCTGATGTTTATACGCCCCGAGCAGGTTGAGAGCATGCATGAGATTATGTCCGGCTACGCATGACGCGATCTGCTGGCATCACTACGGGCGCACGCAGGGCATGATCGAGCAGGTTATAGCCGTGCCCTACGTGGCGGACAATCCTGACCGGCTGCATCTGTTCGTGGATAACGGCGCGCTGGTCGCCACGTCCGTCGCGTCGATCTCATGGGAATACCGCTACACCCTGAACGTGGTGATTACCGAATTTACCGGCGACCAGAACCTGCTGATGGCCCCGGTGATGTTCTGGCTGCGGGAAAATCAGCCGGACGCCCTGCAGAACCCCGGCGAGCGGGAAAAGCTCTTTACCTTTGAGGCTGACATCATCGGTAATGACCGCTGCGACATCAGCATGAACCTGAAGCTGACCGAGCGGGTGCTGGCGCGGGAGGTGGACGGGAAAATGACCATTGAGGCCGTGCCGGAGCCGGACGTGCCAGAGGAGTTCTGGACGGCCCGCCATGGCTGATCTGCATGAGGTAGACGCCTGGCTGAATGCGCTGCTGGCGCAGCTTGAACCGTCAGCCAGGGCAAGGATGCTGCGCGAGGTCGCGCGCGACGTGCGCCGCATTCAGCAGGCGAACATCACGGCGCAGCGCGCCCCGGACGGCACCACATGGGAACCCCGCCGCGTCACGGCCCGCACGAAGCCAGTCCGTATCCGGCGCAAGATGTTTGCGAAGCTCAAAACCACAAAGTACCTGAAGACGCAAGCCAGCGCCGATCAGGCCGAAATAGCCTTTTCGCCTGCCGTGCAGAAGCTGGCCCGCGTGCATCACTACGGCCTGCGCGACCGGGTAAACCGGCGTGGCACGATGGTCAAATATGCGAAGCGCCCGTTGCTGGGCATAAATGGCGAGGTTGAAAGTTCAGTACGTGAAATACTGCTGCGATGGCTAATTGAGGCTTAATTTCCGAACGTTATTTAACTCATCAACTGACTAGTTAGACAGAATTACAACTCGACAATCATTAATTGAAAATACAGGGCTGATATTATAATCAGGCCTGTATTTAGTAACGTTTTCATCAAGAAAATCACCTCAGGATTATCTTACTTTCATCTCCAAAGCTATCTTTTGCTTCTTTAATCAAATCTTCCCAAGGCCATTGTATTGTTACATATTTTCGATAAATCAAGATCGTTCTATCTATAGCGGTTACTTCATCTGTTGCATCGTTATATGAAAGAACCAGCCCTCTTTCATCACTGTCTACTTGGAGTTCTTCTATTTTTTGTAAAACTGTTCGCAAATTGCCTTTTAGTATTCTTGGCTGTCTTTTAGAAGCGATGGTAAAGATGGAGTTCAACTCAAGCCCATTAATGAGCTCATGGTCGGTTGAATCCATAATCACTGCCATTGCATGTGCATAAATGCCAGTAGTTTCAGTCCTTCTCCTTATGCCTGATGAAATATCCTTAGCGAACTTTTGATATCTGGAGTTTAGCTGATCCGCATATTTCATAGCTGCGTCGATAAATGTGTCTCGGTCGTTTATTGAATGAAGCGAAGCGCATTCCTCTTCGATCCCGGCCTCATCGAGAATATTTAAAACCAATTGCTGTAATATCCCCACATTACCATAGCAATCTTCAAGAATGCATCGCTTTATGCTATCAGAAAGTTTGACATTAAGGGTCGCCGATCCATTATTAATTACGGTTTCAAGATCTTTTCGAGACCAAGAAATTGGAATTTCTTCAATACGAGAGCCTAAGTCAGAATTCAAATAAATTAAAAGGTTAGTTTTAGTCCAAACGCCAATAATTACGAAGAAGCATCCATAATCCCACAAAGCTTTCAAGTCATATGAAAAAACCTCTCTTTCATAAGTAGCTAAGTAGTGAAAATCTTCAATTACGACTTTCTTACCCGACTCAATAATTATTGCGGCAATAAACCTTAAATCATTTACGTCTTGCCCAACGCTCCCCCGTTTGACCACTTCTTCCTCAGAGGTTTCGAGGCCGAGCCTGACTTTTAATTTAGCTATTAATCCAATGCCCCCCTCTGCTGTTCCTTCCATTGTCCCTTTGATAGTATCTTTTTCCGTTCTTTCAAGAAGTAAGGTAATGCCTAATTGAGATAGAATGTCAATGTATATATCTAAAACTGTTGTTTTTAATCTACATTGAACAACAATAGCGTTAGGGATGTTCTTTTGCCTTAACCACGATTTGCCGCATTTTGACTCCCCTCTTAAAGCAAGGTGGATGGGTCTACGTAACTTCCTGCTAATTTCCCTATCCAAATTCCCTCTATCAACATAAGAGTCGGCCAATATTGTAGGTGATATGCCAAACACCTCATGAGTTTGCTTCTTCATAAATTTTCTCCAGATGATTTTTGTATGGTTTACCACACAAAATAATCAAAAGGAAAGAGTCTTCTTTTTGTTTAACTATGGCTGCATGAATGAACAATTAACTGAAATCATGCGCCTTATCACCAACCTGATCCGCACCGGCACTGTTTCCGAGGTGGACCCGGTGAACTGGCTGTGCCGGGTGAAAACGGGCGACATTGAAACCAACTGGATTAACTGGCTCACCACGCGCGCCGGCAGCACCCGCGCATGGTGGAAACCGACTGTCGGCAAGCAGGTTGTGCTGCTGAGCTTGGGCGGCAACCTCGAAACCGCGTTGCCATCTATTCCGACGCCTTCCCGCCGCCGGACTACTCAGAAAACGGCGCGACAACCGTGTTTCAGGACGGCGGCTGGTTTCAGTACGAGCCGGAAACCGGCCAGCTGCTGATAAAGAACATCAAAAGCGTGCGCATAGAGGCGGCCGACGGGATTCAGTCCATCACTAAGCAGTTTGGCGTGGACGCCGACCAGACCCGGATCAACAGCGAAACCGTGATGAACGGTGCGGTGACGCAGGGCGGCGGCGGCATGAGTTCAAACGGCGTCGTGGTGGATGCCCATCAGCACGGCGGCGTGAAGTCCGGCAGCGATATGTCAGGAGGTCCGCAATGATGTATCTCGGCATGAACCGTGACACCGGCGAGGCGATCACCGACATAGACCATATCCGCCAGAGTGTGCGCGACATCCTGATGATGCTGGAAGGCAGCCGGCTGCTGCGCCGAGAATACGGCTCGCTGCTGTCGGTGCTGATTGACCAGCCACAAAACGACGTGATCCGCCTGCAGGTGATGGCGGCGGTGTATACCGCGCTCAGCCGCTGGGAGCCGCGCATCAGGCGGAACACCGTCAACATGACCAGCGCCTTTGACGGCTCAATGGTGGTTGAACTGACTGGCCAGCGGAATGACGGCTCGCCGGTTGCCATGTCTGTTTCAACGGGGGTGAACAGTGGCAGTAATTAACCTTTCCCAGCTGCCCGCGCCTGAAGTGATTGAGGTGCCGGACTTTGAAACCCTGCTGACCGAGCGCAAAGAGGCGCTTATCGCATTTTACCCGGCGGAGCAGCAGGCGGCGGTGCGCCGCGTGCTGGCGCTGGAGTCCGATCCGATGGTGAAGACGCTACAGGAAAACATCTACAGGGGAATCCTGCTGCGCCAGCGCATCAACGAGGCGGCGCAGACGGTCATGGTGGCGTACGCGCTCGGCAGCGATCTGGACCAGCTGGCCGCAAACCATAACGTGCAGCGCCTGACCGTGACCCCGGCTGACCCTGATGCGGTGCCGCAGGTCGATGCCGTGACGGAAACCGACGATGCCCTGCGCGTGCGCGTGCCGGAGGCGTTTGAGGGGCTGAGCGTGGCCGGGCCGACGGCAGCCTATGAGTTTCACGCAAAGAGCGCGGACGGCCGCGTCCAGGACGTATCGGCAACCAGTCCGTCACCGGCCAGCGTGCTAATAACCATCCTGAGCCGCGAAGGCAATGGCGAAGCGCCGGCGGATTTGTTGGCTACAGTGAACACCGCGCTGAACGCCGAAAGCGTGCGGACCGTAGCGGACCGCGTCACCGTGCAGGGCGCAACCATTCATGACTACAGCGTGAAGGCAAAGCTGCACCTGTTTGATAGCGTGGCTGCCGGTCCCTGCCTTGAGGCGGCAAACGCGCAGCTGGCCGCTTACCTCACCGAGCAGAAAAAGCTGGGCCGCGGCGTGCGCAGCGAGTCCTACGTGGCGGTGCTGCGCGTGCCCGGCGTGGGCTGGGTGGAGATGATAGAACCGGCGGCGGACATCATCCTGGACCGCACGGCAGCGGGCAACTGCACCGGCACGGATATTCGGTGGCGGCTGACGAGGCACTGACATGAGCAACAGCAGCCTGATGCCGTCCGGCTTGTCCGCACTGGAGCGCCGCTTGGCGGAAGCCTGCAGCGGCATTACCGGCCTGAACGTGCCCCTGCGCAAGCTATGGAACCTGGCAAGCTGCCCGGCCAGCTTTCTGCCGTATCTCGTCTGGGCGTTTTCGGTGGACCGATGGGACGAAGGCTGGGCGGAAAGCGTCCAGCCTCCCGAAAACAACCAGTGCCAGAACATTAACTGCGGCTGCACCTTCAAATCCCTTGAGACGGTGACGGACATCATTATGTGTCCGGGCAGAGTGAACCCCGCCCCGCCCCATCCTTCGCGAGCAACAGCTAAAGCCTTGCAAGGCAACCTCTGGTTATAACCCGCTTCGGCGGGTTTTTTAATGCCTACACCTGACCACAAAATAAATCTACGTAGTCAATCCATGGACAAGACCATAAAAAAGGGGCTGGCATCACGCCAACCCCTTGTTTGCTATTAACTTTTAGATGTCGCGTTAGCGATACCTTAGTTAAGACGCTCTTTGATACGAGCTGACTTACCAGTACGCTCACGCAGGTA